GTTTCCCAGTCACGATCCGGTGTACAAGCTCCTTTTCCGCCGCCAGCTGATGTTATAGTTGCAAAAGTTGAAACTCCGCCGCTTGTAGTTGATGCACCAGTGGTAGCGCCTGTTCCTCCAGCTCCAACCGCAATAGGATATGTTTGCTTAGTTACAGTAACTCCACATGTACTTATAAGAGGAGACATTGTTGGTGCAGGAATAGTGGATGCTGGGTTGTTAGAAATTCTAAATCCGCCCGCTCCCGCTCCCGCTGCGTAAGGTCCTCCGGTTGCTCCTCCTCCAGCAACAACCATGTAATCTACTACACCTGGTGAAGCTGCTTTAATATCTTTAACTATAAAGTTTCCAGCACCAGTAAAAATATGTGTTCTAAAGTCTCCATTATCTACAACTGAATCTCCTCCACTTGCTACAATTAAACAAGGACCAAAACCTCCGCTAAAACCAAATCCTCCTGCGGCAGCTGCTCCTTTTGTTGTCAAAATTGGCATCTTTCTACTCCTTCTCCTATTAAGCGAATTGAGTCTGAGAAGCTAACACTGTGAATGTAGCATCACCAGTTTTAATCGCTGTGTATGTATAAACATCTAATGAACTAGCATTACCTGCTGAAGGCGCTGATCCACCTTGCCATTCTGGAGTAACACCTGATCCATCAACCTGAACAACGTTATTGTAATAAGGCGTTGAACCATTTTTTACAATAAACGCTACAGTGATAGATTCACCTGTATCCATAATTGCATTTAAAGCATTCGAACCATCACCTCTTAAGTTTACTGTGAAGTTCGCTCCTGCATCAGATGTGTAATTTAAAACTGCTTGTGTGATAACATCGTAGTTGATTGTTCCAGTAGCTGATGTTGCAGATGTTGTAACTTTTTCTGCAAGCTGTTGGATTTTACCACCACCATTTAATGTAACTCTACCAATTCCTTTTGGAGTTAAAGTCATATCAATGTTTGTGTCACCACCAGTAGCTGCTAATGCTGGAGCATTTCCTGCTGCAGCGTTAGTTACTGAAAATTCATTTACAGCTGATCCTGTAGTTACAAATTTAATTTGCTCTAAACCGTTTTCGTCTCCGATGAAATTTCCACCATCGATTAAAATGTTTTGACCATTTGCGTCTAAGTTAGCTGAAAGTTGAGGAGCGTAGTCAGATGATAATTTCTCTAAATTAGAGTTAATCATATCTGTTCCGTTACCGTAAAGAATTTTAGTTCCTTTATCAGCAGCAGCCCAAGTTACACCAGTTTGACCTGATACTTTAACTGTTACTGCGTAAGCTCCAGATGTTGAGTTTTTAATAATGTAAAATTTTTCTGTTATTGGAACAGTGACATTTACTGCGCCTGTAATCGTTCCAGTTAATTCTAATGCTATGTTTTTAGCGTTTGAAACAGCACCATTAGTTGCAACTAAAGTTGCTCCTGTTGTAGCATTAAGTGCTACTGCTTCATAACCAGCTGATGCTTGCTCAAGAATTAATAAGTTTGTGTTTGTAATTGTACCCCACGTACCTGAGTTTTCACCAGTCGCTTGTACGGTAAGTTTTAGAAAGCTTGATGTACTGTTTGCCATAGTTTTAAATCCTTATTTGTTCTTATTTTATTAAAATTAAGCAGCTGTGTCAACATTTTTCCAAGTGGGTGCTGTGCCTGTATCAACTTGGTTCCAGATAATAGCATTAAGCGATCCTGCAGCCGCTGTCAAGCTATTTCCTGTTAATGTTATATTCGCATTCCCGTCAATGTCAAGGGTTCCTAAGTTAATTGTTGCATTAATTCCGGTAGGTGTAGCAATGGTATTTGGTATAGGAAGAACACTATTTAATGACACAGTTAAAGGGTTTCCAGAAACACCTACAGAAACAGAATCTGAGAAACCGCCCCAGTCTAAAGCACCCCACGTAGATCTACCCCAACCAGTATTTACCTCTGCCTCTGTTCCTACATTTGCTAATGTAGCATTTAGTCCAAATCCTGTTGGAATGATTAATTCATTATTATCATCATTCCATAGTCCGTCTCCCCAACCTAATCTACCCCAACCAGTATTTACCTCTGCTGCAATTGAAACAGATCCTAGAGTTGCTGACATAGATACTCCGGTTGGTATTAAAGTTCCTGGAATACCCCAACCTAATTCACCCCAATTAGTTCTTCCCCAACCAGTGTTTACTTCTGTAGTTAATGAAACTGATCCTAAACTTGCTGATAAATTAAATCCTGTTGGTTGAGCTGATTCATTAGGAGTTCCCCACTCTTGATAACCCCATTCTCTTCTACCCCAACCAAGATTAATTTCTCCACTAATTGATACACTTCCTACATTTGCTGTTACTTGTTGACCAGTTACATCTACATTTTGTACAGCAGTGTTTTCATTCCATGGTTCATCTCCCCAATTCTCTCTTCCCCAACCAGTATTTACTTCAGTAGTGGCTGTCACTGATCCTAAAGATGCAGATATAGGTAATCCTGTTAATAAAGTTGTTCCTGCTTGTCCCCACGCTGATTCGTTCCAAGCTAATCTTCCCCAACCTTCATTTACTATAGCCGTAACACTTACGCTTCCTAAATTTGCAGATAAAGAAATCCCTGTTGGAATTGGTGTGTCATTAGAATCATTACCCCATAAACCTTGATTCCAAGTTCTATTACCCCAACCTTGTTCTACTGTGGCAGTGATAGTAGGTGTTCCTAAACTAAATGTTGTTCCAATTCCGGTTAAAGTCGCTCCACTATTTGCTTGATCTTGCCAAGCACCTTGTGACCAATTTAAAGCTCCCCATGCATTTTGAACAAGGTCTATAGGACCACCCATTCCAATTCCATGAACATAACAATAATAAAAAAAGTCAACATTGTTAGCCGGAGTAATTTCTACGTATCTTGTTGTAGCTGCATTAAATAAAGAAGTATTGCTGTAAGATCCTACATCTGAAGCTCCGTCTAAATAATAACTTACTCCAGTATTTATTCTATAAGAGTTTGGTGAGGATGCATCAGTGGTAAATAATAATGGATGGTTATTGTTTGAAGAATCACTTTGTTCGAATCTTAGAGTAGCTCCTTGAATCCAATCAATTTCACCAGGTCCTGTTGCATTTCTAACTCCGTCTAAATAAAAAACATTACCTGTGCCACCACCATACAAATTTCCACTTGCGACAGTGACTGTATATGTTTTGTCGGCCATAGGAGGCTACCTCCTAATTAACCTGATATCCTTAAGATACTGGCAGTTGATGTATTTGCTGGGAATTGAATTGTGAACGTTCCAGATGTTGCTGTTTTATCTGATCCAAAATCTAAAACACAAACCGCAGCGTTTGACTGTGATGTGTTATAAATTAAAGCACCTCTTGCATTAATTGTTGCAGAGGTAAAAGATAAATTTGCAAACGTTGTTCTTGCAACACCAGCTGAAATAGAAGTTCCAGAGTTTACTAAAACCCCTCCACCAGCTGTATAAGAACCTGAGTTTGACACTTCAGTGTTTGCTCCGCCACCTGGGTTAGTAGCGTAAACAGTTGTTGCTGAATTTAAAGTTGCTGAGCTAGAATAAAGAGCTAACTTGAAAGTGTTTCCACCAGATCCTGATGCTAAAAAATTTTGTTTTGCTTCTAATAGTTGTTTCTTAAAACTATTTGCTATTGCTTGTGTAATTGCCATAAAACTCCTTATTGTTTTCCTATACGAGGAACACCAGCTTGATATTCATCTCGTCTTCGTCTTCCCATCGCTTCGATTGAGAAGGCCTCTACAGCTTGTTTATACCTATTTTCGTATAGTGTCAACTGATCTTGTGGGCCTTTTAAAAATCCGTAAGCCTCGACTAGGCATGCATATAAAAGTCCGTTGGGAAAGTTCGTACCTAAATATGAGGTACTATTTGTAGCGGATAATCCAGTGGGTTTCAAGATATAATTTATCTGAATTTCATAAGTTTTATCTGGAACAGGAGCAAATACAATGTTGTTTGCATCCCACCAGCCATAGTATTTTGGCTCTCCTGTAGCATCAGTAGGGTTATATTCGCTCATAAAATTAGTGTCTCTAAACTGTAAAAAACCTCTATCTTCGCTGCCACTTGGTGGTTTTACAATCTGAGCTGATCTAATAACTAAAGTATTTTCAGGAACTAAAACATATCTTTGATCAACAACTAAATTAGCTGTAGCATAAAATCTGTTATTATCAGAATCAACATCTCTTAAAATTCTAAATTCAGCGTCCTCAATAAAACCTTGAATGATAGTATCGGTAAACACTGTTGAACTAACTTCTGTGTAATCTCTAATTTTTTGTTTTAATTCTAAATATGTCATGCTCTATCGTTTAAAGGACTTACAATACTTTGAAATCCTCCATGATCGTGACTGGGAAAC